CGCAGACGCCGTGGACGAAGGGCAGCACGCAAGCTGGCATAACAGAATAGGACGCACACGCGCCGCTCGAATGTTCGAGTGGTTTTTGTTTGCCCATTTTTAGGGGGGACTGTATATGGAGAAAACGACGATGAGCGTACGGGAAATGGCGGAGCGAATGGGCATCAGCTTGCCAATGGCGTACGACCTGACCCGCCGAGCAGACTTTCCGAGCATCCGGGTGGGAGCGAGAATCCTCATTCCCGTTGAGGCGTTCCATACGTGGCTTGCCAAGGAATCAAGTTCCAAAGCGTAATGTATGACTAAGTTTGCAGAGGAGGTGATATTTTGCAGGAGCTGAAAGCACAGAAGATATGGGTGTGTTGGCGATACACCATGGTCAAAGGGAACAGGACGAAAAAGCCGTTCTCGGCTTATGGCACGGCAACGGGAACGGATGCGCCGCATCGACATTCTTGGGTGACGTATGATGAGGCTCTGACCGCCTCCAAGGAGAAGCACTTTGACGGCATAGGATTCATTATTCCCGAAGGATATGTATTCCTCGATATCGACCACAGAGGCTTGGATAATCCTCTGGTGCAGACCATGCTCCGAAGGTTCGATACCTACGCCGAGCATTCCGTCAGTGGCGGAGGCATCCACCTTTATGGAAAATGCGACCGAGAAAAGATTCCCTTCTATATTGACGGCAAAGGTCAGCGGAAACTGGACAAGACATACTACACCAAACACCCCAAAACCAAAATCGAACTGTATGTCGGCGGCATGACCAATCGCTTCGCTGTGTTTACGGGAAATGTCATCATCGACAAGCCGCTCAAAGACTGTACGGCAGCCGTTCTTACCACATTGGATAAGGATATGCGCCGTGCTAAGAAGCAGAAGTACAGTGCCAAGCGTGACGGGGACAAGAACATCTATAATACCATCTCAAAGCTGCGGGAGCAGAAGAATGGGAATAAATTCGCTGCGCTCTTTGACCGTGGGGACATCATGGGCTATGGCTCTCCATCGGAGGCAGATGCCGCCCTCTGTTCCTTGATTGCCTTTCGTACCGGGGCGGATGCCGAGATGATCGATGCCATTTTCCGTCAATCTGCGCTCTACCGTGAGAAGTGGGAACGGGAGGATTACCGGGAGGCGACCATCGCGGTCGGGATTGATGCCTGTCAAGGCGTGTTCCATCGCTCCAAGATGGAGCATCCCTATTTTATCCGCTTTCATGAGAAGACGGGCGCACCGTATGTGGAACCTTCCATGCTTGCCAAGTATGTGCGGGAACATCTGGATTACATCCTCGTTCGGAACAGCGGGAAGCAGGGACTGCTCAAATATGTATACGAGCGGGGCGCTTACCGCATCTATGCCGACGACATGATGAAGGGCGTCATCAAGAAATTCATCGCCGATTATGACGAGGAACTGGTACGCATCAAGCCGATCAATGAGGCGTTTCAGCTTTTAGCGACCGACCTCGACTATGTGCCGCAGGAAAAACTCGATGCCGATGAGCGCCTTATCAACTTTCAGAACGGTTTGCTCTATGTATCCGCTGCGGAAGCCGTACTCCATCCGCACTCTCCCAAGGCGATGTCTACCATTCAGATTCCCTGCAGTTGGACGGGAAAGGAAACGCCGACGCCTGTATTTGACAGATATATGCACACACTGACGAACGGCGATGCGGCCATTCGGCAGCTTCTCCTTGAATTCATGGGTGCGTGTATCTCCAACGTGAAGGGGTGGCGCATGAAAAAAGCGCTTTTTCTCGTGGGGGAGGGAGATACGGGAAAGTCACAGCTGAAAAGCCTCGTAGAGCGTCTCTTGGGAACTGGAAACTACATCGGCATTGACCTCACGGAGATTGAGGCGCGGTTCGGAACAGGAGCGCTCTACGGCACACGTCTTGCGGGAAGTTCCGATATGAGCTTCCTTACCGTTGCGGAACTGAAGACCTTCAAGAAAATCACGGGCGGGGATAGTCTTTTTGCCGAGTTCAAGGGACAGCAGGGTTTTGAGTTCACTTACGGCGGTCTCCTCTGGTTCTGCATGAACCGTCTGCCGAAAGTTTGGCGGGGATGACGGGAAGTGGGTATATAACCGCATCATGGCAGTGAACTGCCCCAATGCAATTCCGAAGGATGCGCAGGACAAGCTGCTTCTCGACAAGATGTATGCCGAGCGGGAGGGCATCGTCTACAAAGCTGTGACAGCCTTGCAGACGGTTATTGCCAACGGCTATCGGCTCTCCGAGCCGGAATCCATCCATGTGATGCGTGAGACTTATCGCAGAGAGAACAATACGGTTATTTGCTTCTTTGAGGAATGCATGGAGGAACGAGAGGCGTCGAAATACGCCGATGAGGCTACTACGGGGAGAATCTACAATGTGTACAAGGCTTGGTGTCAGGACAACAATCATGGATTCTCCAAGACGGCGAAGGAGTTCCGCGACGAACTTGCCGCTCACTTGGGCAGCACCTTCAAGGACATCTCCCTCCATACGCGCACAGGGACATACTACAGGAAGTTCACGCTCACGCAGGAAGTGATGATGCACTACCGAAAAACCTTTGATTTCTATGCGGCAAGCGACTTTTCGGAGGACTTTCTCTCCTGAACGTGACAGTTCTATAACTGTCCGTGAAGGCAGGAATTGCGCTGTTTTGCCTATGCTCCGTGATTCCTCTGTGACGGTCTGAAACCGTAGGAATCACACGAGGCAGCCAATCATCCCAAGGGGGGGGGTCAACCTGTGAACGGTGTGACAGTTTTTTTGACTTCTTGGGGGATTTTGAGAAAGTTAGGAAAGTATGGATATGAAGTATAAAGATATAAAAGATATGAAAAGAACGGGGGAGGTTCTGTCACGGATGTCATGAAAATCTGTAAAGCCTTGCAGGATAAGCCGTTGCGCGTGTTCTTTCTTGTCACGCAGCAAGCACAGGAAGAATCACGCCGTCACAACAAGTCACCAACTGCTACCATGCCGGAGAAAACCTGTATTTTCGCTATTGAAAATCTTAAGGGAGGCTGCATATATGTCAAAACGAGACCGTATGCTTCGGGACTTGTGCAAGTCCTTGGGCAAGAATTACATCATCGCCACCATTGACCTTGAACGGGTCATTTACCGCGATTTCGGCAACGGCTTCAATGTGGAAATCAGCGGCGTGCATACGAGCAAGGAAAACAAGCGGGCAACGCTCTATCTGTGGCACGGAAACAGTGCGCCGGCCTGCTTCATCGTGAAGACCGTTTCCGATGTTCCTCGCGGAAGCATCGGCAATGTGGCAGAGGAACTTCACCGCTGTTCCGAGGAGCTGATTCGCTCCGGGAAGGGGGACAGAGAGTCGCTCTTTCAAATGCTTCATCCGGAAATGTGTGGCAGGAACGCCACAGCAAGATCATAAGTCGAATGTCAACGTGACAGATGAGAACCGTCTGCCGCTGTATTGCTGCCTTGCTTGCAGCAGGAAGGAGGAACTGTATGTTCCATCACGCTCAAAACTACCCCCTTATCCCTACCGTCAAGAACGGTACCCGTCTTCACCCGCAGCACAATCTTTGCTCGGAGGAGTACATACGCAGCACCTACGATCTCTACATGACGCGCGAATTGGTGCGCAACGAGTATAACGAGGTGCGCGGCTTCTATCGTCTCCATGCCAAGAACCCCCACACGCTGGATATGGCGTTGGCTTACGACCTTGAATGCCCCAAGTGCGGCAATCTCTTGAAGCAGGTGGGACATTGTCTGGACGATCATGAACTGGGGATGTATGTCTGCCCCGTGTGTGATAAGAAAAAGGGAGGATTTTGATTATGTCTGCAAATTTCAATATCATTGGTACGTCCGACTACCGTAAAAATTTCTGGAACGCCATGCGCCAAGAGCCGTACAACTGCATGGTTCTCGACCATGCGGAGGGGAAAACTGCATCGGCGTATATGCTTCCCGCAGAAGACGCTTCCTCCATGGATGATTTCATCAAGCAGGAGAGCATTTCGCGGAACTTCTGCACCACGGTGAAGTTCTACGGTGGGGCAAGCCGCATCTTTGCCCATGACTGCGCCGATTTCGCCGATTGGGTACCGGAAGGAAGTGTCATCCCGCTCTATGACGGCTTGAATGACTTTACCAGATACCCGGTGGACTCCCATAAACTTGTCGTGTTCGTCAAGCTGACCGAGGAATTCGTACATGATGCCGCTTTCGATATGGAGGAGCATCTGAGCCGTCGCTTTGCCAAGAACTTTGCCAAAGCCGAGGACGATGCTTTTCTGAACGGTGACGGGGCAAACAAGCCCACAGGACTTCTCCATGCCAAAAAAGGAGCGGAAGTCGGTGCGACTTCCAAGAAGCTGTCCTTCGATGACCTTATCAAGCTGTATGCATCGGTGAAGCCGGAGTACCGCAGCAAAGGCACATGGCTGATGAACGATGATACGGCTCTGTCCCTTCGCACAATGAAGGATGATAGCGGAGCCTATCTCTGGAACAGCGATAAGGACACCATTCTTGGCAAGCCTGTGGTCATTGGCGAGGGGATGCCAAACACCGAGAGTGGAAAATGTCCCGTGCTTTTTGGAGATTTCAGCTATTACTGGATGATTCACCGCTCTCCCGTTCGTGTGCGCTCCCTCAAGGAGAAATTTGCGCTTCACGGACAAGTCGGTTATCTCGCCATGGAATTCGTGGACGGCAGACTCATGCGCAGGGAGGCTGTCAAGGCGATCAAGATAACTGCATAAAGGTGTTATGGGTACGGCGGAGCTGCTTGCTCCGCTGTATCTGTTTTCGGCAGGGAGGAAGGATATGGCTTTGATTTATATAGGACAGCACTGCGCCGTATGGCGTTCCAACAGCCGCTATTTATCTCTATGACGGGGTAATCCCCCGTTTGAATTGTTGTTTTTGTGCGCGTGACCCAGCGCCGGTCACCACGGCAAAAGATTGTAGAGATGTGACCGCCCCCTGGGGGGGCGTCAAAGGGCGTAGCGAAACGTGACACCCTTGATGCCGCAACAAATAAGGAAGGGAGGGGCAACCATGCCAAGTTCGCAGTCAAAAGAGCGCAATCCGAAGGACACTGTCTATATTGTAGAAGACATTATCAGCGACACAGCCAAGGAAACCGTAATGGACAAGGTGCAAAAACTCATCCTGCGGGATGCAGAGGATTTAGCGAAAGATTCGGCGATTTCGCCGTAATCCGCTTGACTTCTTCACAGCAGTACGGGAATATGGAGTACCACTTGAAGATTGTCGGAAAGGAGGACATCATGGGCAGACAATCACAAACTGTCGTGGAGAACGGTGAAAAAATCACAGCCTTGTACTGCCGTCTCTCGCGGGACGATGAGATGCAGGGCGATTCCAACAGCATCCGCAATCAGAAAGCCATCCTCGAAAAATACGCTGTTGACAATGGGTTTCGGAATCGCGAGTTCTTCGTGGATGACGGATACAGCGGGACGAATTTCGACCGCCCAGACTGGCAGCGGCTCATGGCAAAGGCAGAGCGCGGGCAAGTAGGGACGGTCATTGTGAAGGACATGAGCCGTTTGGGGCGCAACTATCTCCGGGTGGGCTATTACACGGAGATGTTTTTCCCGGATGCGGGCATACGCTTCATTGCCGTCAACAACGGCGTGGACAGTGCCAATCAGCAGGACAGCGATTTTACGCCCTTCATCAATATCATCAATGAATGGTATGCCAAGGACACCAGCAAGAAAATCAAGGCTGTTTTCAAGGCGAAGGGGGAATCTGGGCGGCACATGGCAAACCGTGCGCCTTATGGCTACATGAAAGACCCGCAGAACAAGGAGCATTGGATTCCTGACGAAACTGCCGCTCCCTTGGTGAAAGCGATGTTCCGCAAGTGTATGCAGGGATTTGGTCCCGGATGGATTGCCCGGGAACTCAAAGAGCAGAAGGTTTTAAATCCGATTCTTCATGCCAAGGTCAGGGACGGAAAAATTTCAAGGCAGGAAGCGGAAGCCATGCCGAACGCTTTTGTGTGGAGTTCGACTTATGTGGCCGATATTTTAAGACGCCCGGATTATTTGGGGCATACGGTCAATTTCAAGACCTACAAAAAATCCTATCGCACAAGAGGCGTATATCTGAACGATCCTTCGGAGTGGGTGATTTTTGAGAATACGCAGGAGCCGATTATCGACCAAGAGACCTTCGATATTGTGCAGCGCATTCGTGAGGGACGGCGGAAAAAGACATTCCTTGGTATACCCGATATGCTTTCTGGGATTCTCTATTGTGCGGACTGCAAGGAAAAGATGGGAGCGGTTCGGCAGGGCAATCGCCGAAGAGAACTCGATCATTATGTGTGCGACAATTATCGCAGGAAGAAAGCGCAAAATCTCTGCGACGGCAGAAGCCACACGATCCGCATCAATAAAATCGAGGGGATTCTCCTTCATGCCATTCGGCGCGTTACAGACTTTGCCCGTGCGCATGAGGACGAGTTTATCGCCTTGATTGCCAAGAAATCCAGAAAAGCGGCGGATAAGGTTCTGCGTGATGCCAAACGGGAAATGGAACAGGCAAGCAAGCGTATGCGGAAACTGGATCTGCTGATTCAGCGGCTTTACGAGGACAATGTGGACGGCAAGGTTTCCGATGAGCGTTTCACCAAACTGACCGCCACTTATGAGAATGAGCAGAGCGTCTTGACTGTGCGGATGAAGGATTTGCAAGCTGTGGTCGCCAAGGAATCGGAAACCGCAGCCAATGTGAACGGCTTCCTTTCCATCGTCAGGAAGTATACGGACATCCCGGAGCTTACCTCAGAAATCGTCCGCGAGTTCATCGAGAAGGTGTACATCTTCCATCCGGAAGTGACGGACGGCAAACGTACACAGAAAATCGTCATTGTGTGGAACTGCATCGGAGAGTTCAACGCTCGGACTTTGGATGCGGAAAACGAACAGGCATAGCCAGTTTTACGGACTGGCTGTGCCATATTTTTTGCGAAAGCGGTATCCATAAGGGAAGTTATCAAATCTGAAATTTGTGGATGCAAATCCAGAAGAGATGGAGATTCACATACTGGAGGTCGTGGAGGGGCTCCTTAAACGGAAACTTGCACGAGCCGATCCACTACGATTATTTCTCCTTGGAATCGAGGCGCTGCTGATTCAGCAGCGCCTTTTGTTTGACCAAATGGCAAAGATGAACCTGCTCGCGTACGCAAAGGGCGGTTATCTCGACCATATCGGCGCGCTTGTCGGGACGGAGCGAATACCCGCCACCCCCGCGACAACAACAATGAAACTTACGCTATCGGTAGTCCGTGATCAGGCGGTTATCATCCCCAAAGGAGCGCGAATCACAGCAGGGGACAACGTCTATTTCGCACTCAACGAGAACGCTGTCATTTCGGCGGGAGAGTTATCCGCCATGGCGACGGCAACTTGCACCGAAAACGGAGAGCGAGGGAATGGATATCTGCCGGGTGAGATCAGCAGGATCGTTGATCCTGCGCCGTTTTGGGCGGCAGCGTCGAATACGACGAAGAGTGAGGGAGGGGCGAACATAGAGGGCGATGATCACTATCGCGAACGGATCCACGAAGCACCGGAAAAGTTTTCGACAGCGGGGCCGACGCTCGCCTATGAGTACCACGCGAAAGAGGCATCTGCCCTTATTGTGGAAGCGTTCGCGGATACCCCTGCACCGGGAGAAGTCAATATCTATACGCTTCTCAAGGGTGGAGTTCTTCCAGGCGATGAAATCCTTACGCTTGTACGCGAACAGTTGAATGATCGACGGATTCGTCCGCTTACGGATAAAGTGAGTATAAAAACGCCAGAAAGCATAAAGTATGATGTGGATGCCGTCTACTACATTGATCACAACAACGCAACTGAGGCGGCGGCAATACAGACGCGCGCAGAGAGCGCTGTCCAGGAATTTATCTTGTCGCAGAAAGAACGGCTCGGAAGGGACATCAACCCGACCGAGCTTTATTATCGCTTGCGATATGCGGGGGTAAAACGTGCAGAAATCAGGTTGCCAGTATTTACGGCGACCAACAGAAAGCAGGTCGCTATTGCCGATCATGTCAACGTGAGATTTGGGGGGGTAGAGGATGAGTAAAGACCTGAAAAGCGTATCACTGCTCGATATCCTGCCGTCGAATCTTCTTGCAGATAAGCAAATAAACGCGGCAGCGCAGGCACTCGATGAAGAACTGCAAAAAGTCACGGCTACAATAAAGGAGGCACTGATTCTGCCGCGTATTGATGAGCTATCTGAGGCGGTCATTGATCTCCTCGCGTGGCAACTACACGTCGATTTCTACGAGGAATTGACGACCATTGCAGAAAAGCGAAATGCAGTCAAACAGTCGATTGCAATGCATCGAATCAAGGGAACGCGGATGGCGGTAGAACTCGCGCTGCATATGGTCTATGAGAGCGGCGAAGTGAGTGAGTGGTTTGAATATGGCGGGCGGCCGTACTACTTCCGTGTGCGATTCATCCGACCCGAAACCATCCGCACGGAGGATGTCGATCGCGTAATCCGCATCATTCACACTGTCAAGAACACGCGAAGTTGGCTTGAGAGCATTGGATTTTCGCGCCCCGTGCGCATTGAGATGTATCACGGAGCAGCCGTATCAACAAACAGGACGTATCGGATCATGCCGCCCCGCCCGAGGAATGCCATCATTCACAGCGGAACATATCAAGGTGTAGGAATATCGGTCTATAAGGAGGTCGTAATACGTGAGTAACTGGTCGACGCATCAATTTACACGAAAGGGTGAACAGCTCCGCGCAAAGGTAGAGTCGGGAAAGTGTAAGCTCACCCTGACAAAAATCAAAATCGGCAACGGAAACGTTGCGATCGGCGAGGTCAAGGATATGAATGATCTCAAAAGTCCGCAGCTCGTCCTCGGGATTAGCTCGTGCGACGTGAGCGCGGAGGACGATCGCATCTGCGAAGTCGTCGGCATCGCATCATCTTCCAACGTCGAAAGCGCATTTTCCGTCACAGAAATGGGTCTGTATGCGAACGATCCAGACGTTGGAGAAATCCTGTATCTGGTGGGAATTGACACAGCCCCTGACGATATGCCGAACAAAAACGCGCAATCGCCCGTGACGCTGACCTATCAGTTTGAGCTTGTGACAAGCAACATGGCAAATGTAGTCGCTGTAATATCACCAGCGGGGCTTGTCACAGTGAAGATGATGAATGACCACCGTACCGCCTCTGAGCTCGACCACCCCGATGGAAGCGTTACAACGGCAAAAATCCATAATGAGGCGGTAACGGGGGAGAAAATCGCTAAACGAAGCGTCACAGGTGACCACATCGCAAACGGTGCAATCGCAAAAGAGCATCTCAGCGCGTCGATTGTGACGCTTATCAGTGATTCGGGCATCGCAATCCTCCAACGTAGCCGTGCCTATCAGGTCGGCGACATCGCCTATCACAAGTCTCTGCCCTCGTGGGCGCGGCTCGAATGCGTCAAGGCGGGTACGACTGCTGCAACCCTTCCAACACAAATAGAACAAGTGGTTCAAAATGGGGGGGTGATACTCACTGACGGTATGGTCGTGTGGATAATTGACGACCT